ATGCAAAGATCAGTAAACAAACTTTACACCGAGCCGAAGATCTCTCCGGCTAAACCTGAATCATCTGACATGACCAGCGACTGGTATGTGTGGTTCAGGTTTTTTGATGCTTCAACAAATACCTGGAAGCAGCTGCGATTCAAAAAGGGTATTAATGAATTCAAAAATTTTCGTGAACGGCTTGCGGAAGCCAACGCATTAAAACAAGCAATTAAAGAAGAGTTAAGAGATGGATGGGATCCGTTAGCAAAGGACCAGTTCAGAACAATTAAAATTTATTCTGCACAGGAGGCCGTCGATTATATTTTAAAAATCAAAGCCGCTACGCTGCGAACAAAAACCAGGTATGCATACAAGTACATCATGGCTTCTTTTACCAGGTGGCTTCAGTCAAAAAATCTTTCATCCCTGCACATTAAAAACATAACGGGTAACCATGCCCAGGAATACATGGACTGGCTGCTGATGAAGAAAAAATATTCTGGCAGAACATTCAATGATCACCTGATTGTACTTAGAACTTTTTTCAATTGCTTTATTGAAAGGGAGTGGTGCAGTAAAAATCCTTTCAGGGCGGTTAAAAGAAAAACACAGACTATTGGCCGCAACCTGGCTTTTTCTGAAAAGGAAAGAGAAACCCTGGAACAGAACCTCTATTTGCAGGATAGAAGGCTTTATTATTTTACCCGCATCATGTTCCACTGCTTTATCAGAAGAACAGAAATGGTTTGTTTGAAAGTAAAGCATGTGGACCTTGTAAATAAAACAATAATTATCCCCGGCGGCAATGCAAAAAACAACCTGCAGGAAAGTGTGGTAATACCCACCGGGCTGGAACCCGTTTTAAAAGAAATGCAGCTTCATAACTACAAAGGAGAAGATTATTTGTTCGGCAGGCGGCTATTAACTTCCGATAAAAAATATTCGAACCCCAACCACATATCCTGCAGGCATAATAAAATTGTAAAAAATATCGGAATTGATTCGGAAAAAGGGTTGTATTCCTGGAAGCATACTGGTGTATGCATTTATTACTATGGCACGGGCAAAGATATCTATTCCCTTATGAGACAGCTCAGGCACCGGGAGCTGAACACGACAATGATCTATCTGAAATCACTTGGCCTTATACAAAACGATGTTTTCAGAAATGCTAAAATTGCTTAAAGTATGAGTTACAAACCACAAGGAAGGGCGGCCATTGCAATAGCGTTGATAAAGGGAATATGGTGGCTTATCAGCACAACGGCGAAATTGATTTGGAGATTGATTCGTCGCTTCACTCCTCGCAATAACGAAATTGGGGACCGTAGAAACGGCCCCCGCAACTAAATCCAACAGCATACGAAAAAACTTACCACCTCGCTTTTCTTCCTCTAACATCATAGTGAGTAAATCCAGGATAAATGCCTATACCACCCTGCATCATCTTTCCTTCGGAAATAAGTTTTTCAATAATCGCAGCCAATTGTTTCGGACTTTTGTTTTTTGTCGTTATATCTGCTGCCATTGCTTTCAAGTGGTAACTATTTTTCTTTCCGCCTACTTTTTTATTATACTCAGGATACCGATATGCAGAATTAATTCTTAATGGTTCGCCTAAATGATCTCTTAACACTTGCAGATTTTCAGCAAGTACCTGTACGTTTGGTATCAGTTCATCTGGAACGGGAGTTCCATCCTTACAGGCAAATTCGTATAGAAAAAAATTCTTTGTCATTTATAATATAAATTTTAAAACATTAATAATAATAATTGCAAAAACTAAAAAGATTGACTTTATTTCGCCGGCATTCTTCCCAAATTTCTTTTTTAGCAAGATATCTAAGCTGCTACTATTACCAATAAAATCCCAGCTCCTACCTGGTACATTTTTATTAAGGACAGGATCAAATAAAAGCCCATACCAGAACCAATTCATCACACCAGCAATAGAAGCCCATACAAACGAATGTGTATTGAGTAAGGCCAAAGAAAGGATAATATCCACTACAATCATCTGCCCTAACGCCCAAGCATGAAATGGATTTTCATAGGGATTATTAATCGGCAAATATTCTCTGAATGCAATATTTGCCGGCGCATGGTGCAAACCTGATGCAACAGCAAACATTATCATCAATATCTGCGATATGATCCAATAGCAAATCATCCTCCTTTACCGGTTGATGTTTCATTTGCCTTAATAAGAAAATAAATAGCAGCAACTATAAAAATTGCTCCAGCCGGAATAAACAACCATTTAAGATTACATGTTCCAAAATAGCAGGCATCAATAGAAAAGAAAAAAAATAATCCTATTAATGAAGACAGTGCGAAGGCTATATACCACGAATTTAAAAATACCTTTACTACCCAATTAATGAATTTAGAATTTTTCATGATTACATTTTTTATTGTTTTAAAAAAAGTTTCCCTACTTTTTTGGCTTTGGTTTTGGCATAGGCATGCCTGGTCTCATGTTTCCCATTTTTTATAATTTTTAAAAAGTGTTTATATTAGTTTTACCTCGTCATTTGTCAACCATTTGTGTTCATTCATTTTCATTCCGTCTGTCATGGTTATATCAGATACATTGGCCGGCAGTGAATACCCGTTAATCACGGCAGTACCTCCCTTCATCCCTTCCATGTGGTCAACCAGCACCTCTACCTCGTTGCCTTCTTTTATTATATTATTTTTTGCATCAGGGGAATCATAGTCTATCCCAAATACTTCGTTTAATTTTTCTTTTATCTCCTGTACTCTCTCCTGTGCGGCCAGCGCTTCGGCAACAAAAAATTCTTCTAATTCGGTATCACCATAACCCGACCTGGAAATTGTAACAATAATCTCATTTGCCTGAATAAGATTAGCTAAAACTTGTTTTGATGTGTCGTTTGCCATATCATTTGTTTTTTATTATAAGAATCTGATTACTATTTTTTATAAGCCTGATAGCCCGCCAGCCGGAGCCCGGCATATACTTTTCTTCTGCTGATACCGGCTCGCTTAACTATTGCCCGAACAACACTGCGCCTAACTTTGAACTTTTTTGCAATAAAATCAATTTCATACTCTTCTTTTGAAACTAATTTTGGGTCCTGTTTTTTATTTTTCATAAAAAATAATTTACTTTTTAAAAAAGCTCCCGACCCTTAACGGGAGCCATTACTAAGCGTCGTTTCCACAGGAGGATCAATTTGGTTTTCCAATTAACTTTAACAGGTTGAACCCGCCCGTCTTTATCCGGGTGAAAAGTACAAGGCCGCCAACTATGATTATTAATATAAATAACCATTTGGGGAAGTATAACGTATAGTTACCCTTCGCCTTATCTTTAAATGTTTTCAGTTCTGCACTTATCATTCCCATCTGTTTTAATCTCAGCGTATCTTCATACCATATCTCTTTCCTCTCTGTTACTTTAACCGGCTTCATCTCTGATATTATCCTGCTTAATGTTTTGTTATCAGCAATCAGAGCATCATTAATTAATAAAAAATCTGCACATATATCCCTTGCGCCAGCAGACAACTGATCAATACTTTTTTTCATACTATCCATATATGCCTCAGTTCTTGCTGCTATACGGTTGGCCGCTGTAACAGATTCAATAATCCCCGAACTGTCAATTTCTATTCTTGTGATAGTGTCCCTGATTATTATCCGGGGTATGTTTTTAAGTACTCTCTTTTCTGCCAGCTCCGGAAATTTATCTACCGCCCTTGCTGCTTTTTTTGCAGTCATACAACTGTTTATTATAAAGAGTATAAGCAATACCAGCAGCCAGTACCAGATAAACATATTTGTTTTGAGTTTCTTCATAAATTAATTTTTACTTCAATTTATATACCCCGGTATCGCTATCTATACTATTTATTCCTGCCTTTTTCAAATGAGATATCTTTTTCAAGTTGCCGTACCCTTTCTTCAAGATCAGAAATTTCTTTTTTCCTCTCTTTATTCCAATCGGTAGTTGTCTGAAACCTGTTATCATTTCGCCTTTCCTGCGTATCATAATGAAAAGCAGCTTCCTTTTCGAGTTCGTTATACTTTACCTTCATCCCCTTAAATTCACTATACAGGACCCCGACCGCAAAAACAAAACCAATTAAACCAGAAACAGATTCAACCGTCAGGTACTTGTCTGACCAGGATCGTTTAGCCTGTTGCATTATTTATTTATGGTCGTGTTTGTTATAAGGCGCAGAATAATATTTCCTATCGTTAGAATAAACCCGGAAACCTCAGCTATTGCCCCCGAAGGAAATGCTGTTGTAAATTCTGCTGCGGCCGCAACCAAAAGCCCGATAATGTTAAACCACAATGTTTTAGATTCGTACCATTTTTTCATGTTTTTATTTTTATTTGTTTTGTAAAATATATTTATGTAGATCATTTATAGTTGAAGTGTTCCTTTCTACTGCATCAGACATTTTATCCACGCTGCCTCTCATGCTCTGCGTCATTACTAAAAATTCCTTTGTAGAATTATTTAGTTCCTGCGTGAGGGATATCTGTATATTATGAATCTGCCTGATTTCCTCATTATGTTTCTTTGTTTCTTTTTTCCCGTCCTTGTACATAACAACAACTACTGTTGCAAGCCCGGCGATGCCGGCCAGCAGAATTGCAGTAAGCGAGGTTTCAACCATTGTTAAAAACATTTTAATTAATTTTTACAACTTATCTGATAATAATTTTTATTTTACCGGTTTGTTTTGCGGAGAAGAAAATGAGGTATCTCCCCTTTCCCAAAGACTTTTATTCGTAGCAATCCATCTGCTCAGTCTTGCTATCCCCGTGTCAACGTTTATATGTGTACTAATTGCATCTTTAAATGTCGGGACATACTTGCCGGAGGTATCTGACGAATGCAGGATATAATACATAGTGTCAGTTATTATTTTTGCCTTCAGTAAGGAATCTACAGATATAATTCTTCTGATAACCTGCACTCCCACGCCGACTTTTATATTTTTTGTAGGGAGATCAACATAAGTAGCCAACACACGTGAAGTGTCGGCCTGTGGCTTAAATACTTCTCTTTGTTTATTGCCGCAGCTAAGGCATGCAAGTGATATAAGAAATACTGAAATTGTTCTTTTCATAATTATTGTTTTATTTTATTTTTAAAAAAACATTAAATGAGTTGTTCTCCATTCTACTACTACACGGCCTGCCCCACCATTGCCTCCTGCTCTCACCACCCCATTGTTTGATTTTGCGCCTCCACCACCACCTCCCGGTGCTGTTCCGGTATTTCCCGCACCAGTTGATGCCGCCCCATTTCCACCGGCACCTCCAGCTCCTCCATTTACGCCCGTACCGCCACTTCCACCTGAATTATCAATACCATCATTACCCGAACCGGTATTACCGCCTCCGCCTCCTCCACCGCCTCCACCTGCGCTTGCGCCTGAAGCCCCGCTCCCACCGGCCACTATATAATCTCCAATCGCAAACTGTGTGCTTCCGGTGCCACCTGATGTTGCCGAACCAGTTGAATTAATCCCAGGGTTGCCGCCCTTTGCAATTACCGTTCCTGTTGTACTAAACCAACTATCATTACCAACTACTCCATTTCCGGTTTGAGTTGCCCCAACTGTTACAGTATAAGAAGTCGTTTGTGTAACAGATATATTATCTTTTCTTGCAGCCTGTCCACCTGCACCTCCACCTGCATCGCCGCCAGCATTTTGTGCACTCCCCCCACTGCCGCCGCCACCCCAGCAATATGCTGTTACCAACGGAACTGATATTGGACATATCCAGGTAGAGGATGTTGAGAATAGTTGATATTTAAGTATTCCATATCCGGTAGTGGTACTACCAGTTGCCTGCGAATAAATTTTTACATTAAAAAATAAAGTCAATATGAATAGTCCCTTTTTCATGTTAAATATTAAAGTCCGTCTAATACAGCAACCAATTGCCATTTATTTATTGAGTTCATTGTATTATATATAAATTTTATTGTCATATATTTTCCCGCCGTCGTTGTTGTTGGAAGAGCCAGGTTTGTTCCACCTGCATAAATAGCGTTCCATCCTCCAAGTGCCCGTGCAGTTCCATTATCCACTACCCTGATATAAAGCTCATTGCCATTTGTAGGAGTTCCACCTGGCGCTGATATGGCTGTGACTGCCACAGCCTGTGCAGTTATATCATAAAAATTTATAGAAGCATCACCCTGCGGCGACCATGTTGCATTAGAGGTTATAGATGCGAAAGACTTTTGTGCTATCGTACCTGTTACTGTTGGCAAGGTTAACGTACCTGTATTTGTGATTGAAGAAATTACAGGTGATGATGAAAAAGTTTTTACAGCAGAGAATGTAGATGCTGTGCCATCAAAAGTGACCGTTCCTGTTGCATCAGGGAAAGTTATAACTCTATTGCCAGTTGGTGTGCCAGTTAATTTTAAAGATGTAGTTGCAAAAGTACCTGCACCATATAAATATAAATCTCTGAATGCAGTTGTAGCAGCTCCTAAATCTATTCCTGTTTGTGGAATTAGAGCAGTGTTTATTGAAACAGATGCAAGATTGCTGAGTGCTGTGTTTGCACCGCCACCACTTCCGCCTACTGAACGGGCATAGGCTTTTGTCGAAAGAGTATCTGCAAGATTGTTTACTATAACCACTCCGCCCGTTTGAATGTTCATGAAAGTTTGAGAAGCGTTTGCGCTTACTGCCATTAAATCAAATTGTGAAGTCCTTCCTGCAACGTCAGTCCATTTAGATACAATATATCCTGACCTTTCAGCGACGCCTGCAGTAACGCCTGTCCAAAACTGAAGCGACCCGCCAATACCATTAGCAGGAGTTCCAGATGATTGTCTTAATATATCAACAATCGGGACAATTGTGTTTGTTGAGGATGGATTTACTTGAAACATAGAAGCAATTCCAGATGTGGTAAATATTCTTGCCGCATAAGTTCCTGTCGTATTTGTTGCGATAAGTGCAGTACCAGATGTGGCAGTGGCTTCTATCCCGGTATTAACAGTAGTATTTACTTTTAACGGGCTTCCGGTTCCATCAATCAGAATTTGAAATGTTGAAGAACTTATTGTTCTATTATTTGTTAATGTCTGTCCAACCGCCAACACAGCATCTATTCCCGGAGTAGATGGAATATCTGACAAATAAGCAATCGTTCCCGTTGCCGCCTGAAGTGTAGCTGTATAATTTGTTGCAGAAGTGTTAGCAGTTGAAATAGTCGTCACTCCAGTAGAAGTACCTTTCATTGCTAACTTATCTTTATCAAAAGTTTTAAGTCCAGTTACCGATTGCACAGATGCGAGTACCATATCACCGCCACCTGCGGTAGATGCTATTGTTACCGTGCCTGCACTACCTGTTCCACCAGTAGTAAGCGTTATACCACTTCCTTCTATAAGTTGAACACTACCACCGCTTGCTGATAGTGTTACAGTGTGGCTGGTAGCGTCACTGGTATTGTTTACCGTTTGGTCACCGGTATTAGTACCAGAGTTTGTCCCGGTTATATCAGATAAGAAAGCTAATGTACCATTTGCATTTTGTAAAGTATAAGTCCTGGAAGCTGAGTTTGTATTTGTAAAGAACGAAGTAAAAGTATTCGCTACGTTTCTCAATCCCATAGTAGCGTCTAAGAATGTCTTTACACCGCTATTCGTTTGCGCTGATGCCAATACCATATCACCACCACCTGCCGGTACTGCCCATGTACCGGCAGCATTAAGAAAATAAGACGAGCCAACATTGTTTGACCCTGGCACTAACCCTTTTGTAGTTGTCGTTGTTGAAAATAAATCCAACAAAGTCGTAGCCTGTGCGCCGGTAAGTTCTTCCATATCGCCAGCCCCAGCTGTGATCCTTCCCATTATTCTTGATGTTGCAGATACATTCTGCATCTTAGCATACGTTACAACGTCTGCATCTATTGTCCATGTTACACCACTTGCAGATACTGTTATGTCTCCTTTATCACCATCACTCACGCCACCCGGAGGTGCTGCCCAGGTGCCATCGGCCCTTAAAAAATTTGTAGTGCCGCCACCGCTTGCAGGAACTGCCCCGCTTAGTGTAGATGAAAAAGAATTGATTAATGTAGTTAATTGTGTTGCGGTCAGTACTTCCACATTGCCCGTTGCTGCTGTTACTCTTCCTAAAACTGAAGCTGTTGCTATCTGTTGCATCTTAGCAACTGTAACTGCATTGCCTGAAATTGTTAATGTACCTGAAGAAAGTGTTGCATCTCCTGATAAAGAAACCCAGCCAATATCTGTCCCATCAGACTGAAATATCTGGTTAGCGCTTCCTTTTACTAATTTTGTCCATGTTGGCGATACTCCCTGGCCGGTGATAAGATCACCACGTGCCACTGTACCAATTGCAGCGTCTGTGTGAGTTGCCGAAAGAATATTATGTGCAGAACCTCCGCCAGGTGCGCTCCACACCGGCAGTCCACCAGATACAGTAAGCACATCAGCAGCGTTTCCTATTCCAAGTCGTGTATAATAACCGGAAGAATTTCTGTAAAGAATATCACCCGTTGCATCACTTCCGTAATCATTCATTAAAAATTCTTTCCACAAAGAATTTTCGTACCCAAACAATCTGTTTGAAGTTGTATTATAATATACCATTCCATTCTGTCCGGCAGGATCAGAAGCAATAGAACCCCAAACAAGTTTTGTATTGATCTTTACAAGATCATTATCGAATTCACCATAAATTAAGGGAGTAGACGAAGTTGAGTTTTCGATATATAATTTATTGCTGCCGGTTTCGTTATAGCCTGCACTAAATCCTATGAATACATTTGATGCACCTGTTAAATTATTTGCTCCCGCGTCTCTGCCAATAGCAACGTTATTATTACCAGACGTATGCTGCGACATTCCTGAGTAACCAACTATAGTATTATCTGATGCACTAACTATAGAAAAGCCTGCATAAGCACCAATCGATACGTTATTATTACCAGTTTGTGAAGCGGCTTTCATTGTACTGTAACCAATGGCAGTATTATATGACCCGCTATTTGATGTTCCAAACATTGAATACCTACCAAGTGCCATATTGAAACTCCCATTGGCAAACTTCATGGCATCTGGACCTACTGCAACATTCTCAATGCCAGTTGTTAGATTTTCTAAAGCACCATATCCGATAGCGATATTAGCAGCCCCGGTTGCAATTTTCAAAGCATTTCCACCTATTGCAACGTTATACCCAGAACTTATTTCTGAAATAAGTGCATTAAATCCAGCCCTGAAACTTGTATAGTCAAATCCATTAGACATAAGTCCGCCAGTTGCAGTAAATAATGATGTAACCGTTTTTGCTCCCGCAAATGTTTGCGCACCAGTTGTCACCACACCCCCGAAAGATGCCGATGCCGGTTCAAGATTTAAAACTGATCCTGCGAGAGTGGCAGCATTGGCGTTCGGAGTTGAACCAATTGCAGCTAAAGAAATTCCTCCACCAGTAGAAGTAATAGTTATAATCCCTGCCGAACCTGTACCGGTAGTAGTAAGAGTAATGCCAGAGCCCTCAACTAACTGAAAGGAGCCGCCACCATTACTAAGAGTAACTGTATGACTTGTCGCATCACTTGTATTACTGATGGTTTGATCGCCGCTATTCGTTCCGGTTAATCCCAAATCAGTTTTAAGAGTTGCAAGAGTATTTACTTCCGGGTCACCAGTTCCTGCTGTCTTTCTGTAAAATACAGTTGACGTTGCTACCTGTGCCATCTTAGCAAGAGTAACAGCATTATTTGTAATGCCTCCAGTTGCTACTGTCCCGAATGATAATGACAACCCATCAGTTGCTACTCTTAGAACCTGGTCAGTGGTACCTACTATATCAGCATTAACGCCGGCAGAATTTGCGCTCCGGCCAATAACAGATAACCCTGTACCGTTTGCTATTTTCGCATAAGTTACCGCTGCATTGTCTATTACCCATGTCAGGCCACTCCCGCTAACTGTTATATCTCCTTTGTCGCCATCTGTTAACCCGGTTACATCCCCAACAAAAAGAAAATCCCCGTCTGTTAGGGCTACGTTGAATTGTGCCTTAGTCCCCGTTATGCCAACAATAGAAGTTTGATCGCCACTGTTTGTACCTGTAAGCCCCAGGTCGGTTTTTAATGTTGCCAGTGTGTTTACTTCAGGAGAACCAACCCCGGTAGTTTTTCTATAAAAAACAGTTCCACTTGCCACATCAGCCATCTTTGCAAGCGTGACAGCCCCGGCCTGTATCATTCCCGTTGCAACTTTTAATGGCCCGATTGTAAAAGCACCTGTATTATCAAATGTTACGTCGCCTGAAGGCAGAACCGCCGTTGCCACACTGCTTATGTTACCGACTAAAAACCTGCCATCGGCAAGTGTTGTACTAAGTGCATCTGTTATTCCATATCCTGATAAAGTAGTTGGTGCGCCTGTTATCTTGCTCCATGCAAGCGAATTTATCCATGAAGGATTTGAGTAGTTTCCAGAGATATAGACCCCGTTGGTAACAGTGGCTGCATTACCGGCGATGTCTATTGGCCAGATGCCGGTTGCGTTTGTTCCGTTTGTACGGGCATATTTTGCTGAAAGAGTTGCTGTATCTATAGTCAGGGTAATGCCATCTGTATTTGTCGTTGAATCAAACAGGGAGCCATATCCGGGAAACAGCGTTTTTATTTCCTGTGTAGATGGCTTTAATAAGCGATACCCCGTCCCGGCATTGCTGTTGTTTGAACCCCCGGCGCCGCCTCCCCCGATATTTAACCACTGCGATCCGGTATAAACTTTTATAGAACTGTCCGGAATATTGTACCTCACCTGCCCTGTATCATACCCATAAGTTATGGATGGCAAAAGTGTTGACGTTCTTTTTCCGTTGTTTGTGCCGCCTAATCCTATGGGCAGTTGAAAAACGCTGTCTGCCCTTAACCTGTTTTTTCTTTCGCCATACAAAAGCGGATCCTGGTATCTCTGCGCAGAGAGAAGTCCAGGAAAGGCTATCATCAAAAGGAAAAGGATTTTTTTCATCGGTTAAAAATAATTATTTTAATTAATTTTTTACTATTTTAATTATCACATTTTCACAATCATCCATGCAATGGTCAGGTCCTGCACCTCCGCGCTGATCTCCTGTAGGCTCACATAAAACTTATTCGGTTTATCAGTAGCATGGTGGTACCAGGTGCTTCCGGTCTTGTTATTTCTGAAATAAGTAACGGCCACATTGCTTTCAATGGATATAAATACCAGGTAATCCCCGCTGATAGCCAGGTTGTGTGTAATGGTATAAAGCGGATCGCCGGCAGCCACATCGCCAACATTATATCTTCCTACTCCTAATACGGTTCCTGCCGGTGGAGTACCCGATACGTTTACCCATGTACTTTCTGATAAATAAATTACGTTCCAGTTTGTGCCATCCCACATAAATGCACCCTCGCAATATTGTGGTATATCAATACTTGTTTTTGGTGAACCGGACCATAGAAGTGTGCCGTTTAAGAATTTTACTTTCGGCGTTCCTGCACTCCCGAAGTGCTGAAAGGCGAAAATATACCCAATAGGAATTACGTCGCTTACCTGAAAAGTATATTCAGGCGATCCGGAAAAGCGGATCAGCTTTCTTAAATGTGAAAGGGCATAATTAGTATTAGCCGAAACATCCACAAAGCCGCCGAAGAGCTTACCAACCACGCTGTCATTTACAATAGTCGTTACCGTCTTTGGCTGAATTTGTATGACAAATTCTTCCACTTCTCCAAACTGATCTCCGTTTAATAATTCCCACTCACCAGTTCCTGTATTAAACGTAAAATGAGGATTAGGGTTTGCGGGTATATCCGGCCTCAGATAACCATAATTGTTTCTGTGTATTAAAAACTCTGTTTCCGTTAATCCTATCAGCTCAGGAGTGATGCAGATTGATTGATTGGCGGCAGGGGTGTTTGTGCCGCCATCGCCAACCTTAAATGTTATCGGAGCAAAAAGTGTAACCGTATCAGCCAGCGGCTCTACATTATATTCGTGCAGCAGGTTGGCCGAAACAGCCCCATACATTCTTACAATGTGAACTATTTTGTCAAGGCCGCTTTGAATAATTGTTTCCTTTACCTGATGACCGGCTCCTGGTGTTGGTACACCGGCGCCATTCTTTTCTACCAAAGTGATATCAGGAACTACCTGAGCGCCGGATTCCGCTTCATAAATTCTTACTACAAAGTTTTCGGTTATGGCAGATGTTGATATATGGTACTTCAGAACCATTTAGTTAAGTTTAATTTTATTTGAAAAATATTTTCTTTGTGCTTCACTCATTCTTTTCTTAGATTCTTCACTTACTATCTTTCCCTTATGGCGAATGCTAATCTGTTTTTTTCTTTCCTCTGAATGTTTTTTACCGGAGTTCGCTTTTGATATTCTTGCCTTTGCTTCGTCACTATGTTTTCTGCCTAACATAGGTTTTATGCCAGATGGTTTTCCTGATTTTAAAATACCCATCAATTTTTTTGTTACATCATTATGCAGGCCCCTACTACCGCCCTCTCTAATATTTAATAATTGTATGCCTGCTGATTTATAAAAGTCCATGTATAATATTTCATACTCATCAAAAATTGATTGTTTTATGTCCACAGGTAATTCGTGTAGTATTTCAAAAAAATGAGCTTTCTTGCCATACTTATCAAATGAATTATACAGTAACCTTTGTTTATTATTTTGAGAGCTTCTATATGCTTTCCATCGTTGAATAATATTCCAACTTTGTCCGATATAAACTTTACCGGATGGACTTGTTATTTTATATATGCCAATTACTTTTTCCATTTAAGATTGTTCTTCTATGTCGGTAACGGGTACTAATGATCCGGGACCGAAAAATGCCGTCTCAATATTATAAGCAGTCACAATTCCAGTAGCCAGCGGAGCTATATCGGCAAACTGCAGACTCATTACATTGTTTGCTTCCGCTATTTCAATACTGCCGCCTATCAACGGATATCCCTTTGCTCTTGTCACCTCCCACTTGCTTCCCTCTGTGCTCTGGTAAAATTTACCTTCGATGTTTATACTATCACAACAAAAAATTCTGTTTAGTAAATCAATAATATAAGGCGCCACTCCTGGAGCTTCGCCGATATATAATTTATAAGTACGAAAGGGAACGCCTGACAAGCTTTCGGTATCATGTACCTGGTTGATGTATGCCGTTCTTTCTCTTTCGGGGTTAAAATCCATGATGCCCGCTTCGCAGCGAAATTTGAAATCTACTCCTGTTGAAAAAGCCACATCCTGATCATTATAGCTGTTCTTATAAGTAAACAGCAGTGTATTTGGCCAGCTTGTTTTACTATGGATGGGTTCGCTGATGGCTTTCCAGTCAATAGAAAGAAGCGTTACCCGCTGATAGAGGTAATAGACGCCTTCAGCAAGATCGCTGATGTCAAATGTGGTTTCGTAAACCGTATAATTAACTGCAGAATAAACCGCAGCCCACGCAAACGTTTTTACAATTACTCCTTCGGCATTGTAAACCTTTAATGTTTCAGGGGCAATGGAGCTTTCAATTTGCAGCTTTGTCGTGTCTGATTTTTTCCATTTCTGTTTATAATAAACTTTTCTTTCAAAACTTTTTATCTGCTCACAGGCCCATGCCCCGTCAAAATCGCTGACAGTATTCGGACTGTTTGTACTGGGTACAAATTTGAACGGAGTTAAGAGAGGTATGTTAAAAAAGTTTGCCATTTTTTACATCGTATTGAATTTTGTCATATCATTTTCCGGTGCACATAATAATTTCCATGTTTGCGAATCATGTGTAGCGGGCTTTATGCCGCCATCCATTAAAAAGCCATAGAAATCCGTATCGTTATATCTGAATTTTATTTTACCAAATGGGTTTGCGTTGATCAGCTCCAGCAAGTTGATAGGGACCTTTGTTCTGAAACTGATATAATACGGACGAAACAACCGGGCATCCAATGAGCCTATCTGAATGTTCTCATTTTCTTTAATAGTTACTCCGGCAAGCGTTCTGCTGAGTTCAGCATTTTTATCTGCACTCTGGAATTTTATTAAGTCAGCATCGAGCAGGTCAAGTATGCTGCGAATAAAGGCTCCGTTATTCAGCAATGCTTTTTTAGGTGATAGTTCTACATTATAAATTGAAGCAACCATGGTGGCGGGTATGCCGGTCATGGCGGTATAAGCTGGCCGGTTTAGTTGGAATATGCCGCCTTTTATAAATGTGATCACAATGTTTGCGCCGGCTTCATCCACTATTAGCGGCCATGCGGTGTCAAATTGTACAATGTTCACCCCCACGGCTACCACCAGCAGCATTTTATTATTACTTGCGCTGCCGGATATCTGAATGATATTGCCGGCAGTAAAAGGGAAGTTGGCGGGGTTGGTCATGTAGTTGCCCGCAGCCACGAAATCTACAATTGTAACAATACTTGATGAAAATTTTTTAATGTTAGTAATAAACACTTCGTTATCATCCTGCTTGTCGGTAGTGCTTAATCCTTCATAATTAATCCTGAGTAATTCTGTACCGATAGGGTCTGCCCGGTAAGGAGAAACTAAATCAAGCTCTTTAATAATTTTTGTGATGGGTGTACTCCATTGCTGCCCCTGGTTGAATTCGTATTTACCATTTACATCATTATACTCCTTTTCTTTATACCCGGCTTTTATTGTATTAAAAGAAATATCTTCTGCGATGGTTATTTCGGCATCATCCACCACGCCAATATCTGCAATGATGCTGTTGTTAAGAAAATAAGCCATCGGTTCTATAATCAGTTTATCATCTTTTACAGTAAGCCCGATACTGAAATGGTTGAAGGCTTTAAAAAAATCGGTCAGCGATGTTTTGATGATGGCTTCGCTAATGCCTCTTATTCCATTGCCACTGGTAAGGCTTATGTCTTTCATAGTTGATAGCCATGCGGATTGCGCCTGGTACAAGCCTCCGGTAATTTTATCTACTAACTTTTCAAATACACGCATGGGATATAGTTCTTTGGTGTATGTGGTTTTATACCTGCCCTCAAATTCAAAAGAAAGATTACTGTCCGGCAAAAATTCATAACGGGTATCAACCCCGGCAGTGCCACCAAATGCAAATAGTGTAGCCATCAGGTATGCCCTTTCTCCTGGTTCTAATGGTAGTGTTAAATCTATATTATGGTAATATGTTTCTCCATTTACAAGAAACTGAGATAAAATGGCATAATCAAGCTGGTTGGCAATAAGCTGGTTGCTTCTTATAAATGCCAGCCTTAATGATAGCGGTGGCAAAGCTGAATTTTCATTACACTTAATACCTATGCTTCCTTTAATTCTTACATTTACTGTTGCTGTGTTATCTTCACCGGCCTTTGCAAAAAAGTTTTCAGATTTAAGCTGATCGTCCCAGCTAAGTGGGGCTACGTCCTCAAATTGCTGTGAAAAAAATCCTATTCCGCTCGACACAGCCTCCTTATTAATAAACGCAAAATTTAGATAATACTGAGTGCCATAAAAAGATTTTGCATAATCTATACCATCTGTTAAACTAAAATTGCTTTTTTCAGTAAAAATAATGCCATCCCGTTGTACAAAAAATGCATCGTAATCATCAATTGGTATTTCATATACCGTATTCTCATTTGCTTTTAACAGTTTAGACAGCCCGCCTTCCAATGCTTCTACCTGTACACCTGTTTTTGTTTGCTTGTATTTACTGAAATTTATTTCTGATAAATACCAGCTGCGATAATTATAAGGAAGTGCGGTACGGTCCAGCTTTGCCACACCAAGATGCACGGTGCTTTCTACACCAGTCATCCACATCCTGTTTCTTAAAATCTTAGCGCCATCACCCACAAAATTCATAGGCACCGTCATATCTCTGAACAGGCCCCAGTATTTTATATTCCTTGCATATTTTACCAACACATCCCTCCAGCCATCCGGTGAAAACTGCAGTCTTGCTGGCTGGCCATCTGGTTTTGAATAATTGCCAGGATCACCCTCCTGCACTTGATTATCATCATCCACATAAAGCGGCGCTTTATTTTTGGAAAATAGATAATATAAAAAAGATTTACGGGCCATTAGTTTGCTCTGAGTTGGTTTGTTTTAAAATAATTATCTTGGTATGCTAAAAATCTTTGTATGAGACTGTTTTTAATCGCTGCCATCCTGCTTATTGCCTGCAACAGCACACAGAAAAAGAAAAAGGCGATCATTGAGCAGCAACAGAGAATAATCTTTTGGGTAAAAGAATTGAAGAAATATAAAATTGAATTTCCTGCTACAGCTTTCCTTTTTGATGTACAAATAGACTCGCTTGCATACGTATATGATTCTCTTGAATTAGAACTAAAGAAATACTGATATGGTTTTTTATAATTCATCAATGTTTCATTTGTTGCTGATACCACGCACTGGTTTCAACAGCAGCATTATTTATAATAACAATTCTTGATTTTTTATTCAGTTCTTTCAGTTCACCTAATGTTGACTGTAACAGATCCCTGTTATCTGATACGCTTACATTTACATTATTGTGGAACGATTTCATCATTCCTGCCCGATCAATTTCAGCGGCATTGATCATTGCTTTTGTAACATCTGCGGGAAATATTTTTGTCCCTCTTGACAAGTAGGTAAGTGTATGTTTATCATAAACCTTCGCCTTGCCGCTTGCATCTACTGCAAGCTCCGGTCCTTGTTCAGCAACTTCAGCCAGTCCTTCCGGAGAGTGATCGGTTCCTTTAAAGAATTTGGGAATAGGAGTAGCAAGTAGTGAAACCAAAGCTCCTGCCCCTGATGCTATGGCTAATACCAGCTGTGAAATGTATAATGCCTTTGAAATAGGATCGGGTGCGGCGGCTATCAATAACCTTATTTTATTTACGCCCTGTATTGTATCTGTTGTAATCTGAAACGCCTTGAATGCTCTTTCTGAAATTGCCCTTTGCCTGATAACCTGCTTCTGTCTTTTTTCGAGATTATCCCTATCAATCTGTGCTTTAGATTCAATGATTTTAATTTTTGCTGCGCGTTTCTCTTCTCCATCTGTGCTTGAATTTATTCGGTCTATTTCTGCAGTTTTCAATTTATCAATATTATTAATCTGATCTTGTATTCTGTATTTCTCTGCATCAAGTACACCAGATATCACATTGCCGGCGGAATTTACTATTTCCTGAAACACATCAGTGTAATTATTTTTTGTTTCCTGAAGTTGTTTCTTCTCTTCTTCACTAAGGATTTTCCCTACCTCTTTTATCTTGCTAACAATACCTGCTGAAATAGTATCCCACTCGGAATCAAACTCAGCCGAAACAGCTTGTAGGTCAATAGTGGCTTCCTCAGCAATCTTTTGAGTTGCTGCTTCTGCTACATTTAAGGAACCACCCACTATATCGTCAAAAATTTTGGCTGCTTCATTGTTAAGCTGTGTTGATCTTAAAACAAATTCCTCATCTGATAAGTTAGAATTTAAAAGAATCTGTGTTCTTGCTGTTACATATTTATCTAATGCAGCCAGGCGATATTTAAGAGAAATGCCTTCGGTTTCTGCTATCTCTTTTTGTATATCCCCCGATTTATCATCCTTTTTGGCCATGTCCTTATCGTCGTATAAAGGGGTAGGCTTGTAGCCCTTTAATATTATTGCTGCCCTTTCTTGAAAACTTGCTGCTATTTGTGTGGCTGAAGCGAGCTCCTGTTTTAATTCTTTATCTCTAGACTGCTCAATAAGGTCTGAAATAATCTTATCTCTTTCAGCAAATAATTTATCAGCCTGGGCTTTATACTGAGCTGCCAGTTTTTTCTCCTGGTTACTTGAATTCTCAGTAGTTCCTGATTTCCAGAATGCAGCTTCTGCTTCTTTAGTAAGCCTGATATATTCCGGGTCTTGCAAAGCCTTTTTTAGAGCCTCCGCCCTGGCCACTCCTCCTTCTTCAATGGCCGCAAATCCGGATTCTGATTTAATTCTGTTTTTTTCAATCTGAAGCGCTTTAGCAGCAGCTTCTTCAAGAGCAAGATTAGCGGCCGCTTTCAATAAGGTCATTTGAATATAGGAACCTCCGTTTTTGGTTAGTTCTTTTTCCGCTTCATCAAGGGTTTTTACTTTACCGGTTGTTTTGCCTATCGTATCATTATATTCTTTTACTACATCTTTTTTATCTAAGAACCCCTTTTTGGCCAAGTCAATATTGATGCGTAGCCCATTTACAAGTTTCACTGCTGTTGTATATTCAGAATTTGAATCCTGCATTGTTTTTAAAAGAAGGCTATTACTCGTAGCAGCATCTTCGGCAGATTTTTTAAAAGCTGCGAATGCAATGGCGATCGCCCCGATCACAGTTGCCGCAATTCCAATTAATCCAAGGGCGGCATTAAACCTTGCGGCAGCGGTTGCCGATGTATTAAAAGCTGTAGTTAGTAATCCCTGAATAAATACATAGCCTTTATTGATGATAGAACCACGAAGCGTTAATTGGTTGGCTATTTCCTGCACGCCGTTTGCCACGTTCTGAATAATGATCAACTTCTGAATACTTCTTTGCACATCTTCCTGGTTAGCTCCAAATAATTGTGCTACGCTTGCCCCTACCTGGAAAACGGCGGTCATAGTTTTCACTCCGGAAGCAATCTGATCAAAAACAAACGTGTCGGATGAAAGGGCTTTGATCTCTGCTTTCAGATCTTCTGTCTGATCCTTTGCATTACCTACAAATTTTTTAAACTCTTGTAAAAACTCATTTGTCTGCGTGCCACTCGATACCAAATTTTGATATTCTTTTTCAAGTTGCTTCACCTTTTGGGTAAAGCCAATTGTAGTATTGGCACCAATGGCCTGCACCTGTTCAAGCTGTTGAAGGGCTGCTGTTACATTTTTTAATTGTGCCTCTGCCTGGTTTAAGTTCTGATCCGGAGGGCCGAAGCCTGTTATTACCGTCCTTGGCTTATTAGTTAAATCCTGTAACCCCTGTTGCTCATTTTTAAGTCTTGATATTTCCGCTGACACTTTATCAAAGCCGCCGGCAAGAGAGTTAGCATAATTGCCCACGTTGCGTTGAAATTTACCAACAGTAGCATCGGTTTCTTTCAGTTGATCTCCTAATGCTTTTGCTTCTGCGGCAGCCTTCTTTGTTTCTTCTGCATCCTTGCCAAGTGTGATGGCAAGGTTCTGAGCATTGCGGGCCGCCTGTTCATATTGTTTGCTAAGTTTTGAGTAAGCATCATTTAACCCCAAAACATCTTTTGCGGCTTCCTTATTGGCTTTATTTACTTCCTGCTGTTGAAGTTTAGTAGCTGCTAACTGAACGCCATAATCTCCCTGTAATTTTTTTAACCGCTCTGTAGCTTTCAGCAGCTCATCAACTTCTTTTTTTGACTGTGAATTATCAAGGGTAATTCCTAAAGATGAAAGTGATTTTACTCCTTGTTTGATTTCTTCAAACAAAGCCAGCACCTTTTCTTTCTGGGCTTCCAGTGCCTGCTCGTCGGCGAATTTATCGTAGAGTTGAGCCATTATTTTTTATCACTGTGTTTTAGCGCTTCGTTATATGCAATAAAAGAATTTACAATGCTGCAATATTCTAATACTGTAATTTCTTTTACCTTGATAGCATAGCCCTGGTGCTTGCTTAATATTGCCAGCTCAGTAAAATAGCTTTTGTAATCTCTGCTCACTTCTTTACCATCAGGAGAAAGAATTTTGTATTCGTTTACGTACTGAGTTAGTAATACGACTAAAGTCTTTGCTTCTGTTCTTACCCTGTTTATCCTGTTCATGTAAACTTCGTTGTCTTCATCCCAGGCAATGAGTGTATAGCCCATATTCGCTATAACTGAGGCAACATCTTCATCAAAATGTTTCGAGAGGTACATCAGGCCGGCATCTATCACCTGCATTTGCGCCTGGGTTATGATTATTCTTTTATAACAATCAAACACCGATCTGCTTTGGGGGCTTTTAATTGCTTCTGAATATTCTTCTGTAATGTTTTGCCAGGCAGTTACCAGCTCATCAATTGGGGGAGTGCCGGAAATAATAAGAGGGGCAAGTTCTCCGGATACTATGACCTGTAAAAAATCTTCATAGATCAGGGTTCTGATACTGCGGTGTAATGTATAACCGGATGGGGTATCCGATGGCTGCTGATGCCGGTAAGAAACAAGTGGCTCCATACTCGTTTTTGTAGATGGCCTGCCACTCACCAGTTTCTTTAGCCACCTGATAAGCCTGCTGAAATATTTTTTGATCTTCGGCATTTGCAGCTTTTATTTTTTGTATACACGATTCACACATTTAGCTCAATCACTTATGAATTTGTTCCCTGATTTTATTTGTAGCAATTGGACCAAGGTCGTTTGTTGAATACTCAGCGGCGTAGTCTTTATTCAACCCGAAAATATCTTCACCATACATTTCAATCAGCTTAGATGTTTTTTCATCGCTGCTGTTTATTATTACCTCGCTTCTTTCCGGCTTCACGGTTATTCCTATATAAAAATCCTGAGTATCCCTAAGTGTTACCCTGTCTGTCGGCTGTCCTTTTAATCTTTTTATGGCAACGGTCATCGGCGAATAGATATCATACTTGCCATCCAGCCTTTTTGTTTTTTCCCCCTGTGCATTAAGACCAAAGAACATTTGCTGCTGCTGATAGTTTTTTATTTCCTCTATAGTTTCAGAAACAGATGCCTGAATTACTTCGGGAATGTTTACCGCTTTAAGGTTTTCTATCAGTTGTTCGATGGTTGCCACGTGTGTTCACTTTTTTCAATATTGTTTACAAACGGTCCCACCCCGGGTATGATGCTTATATGAAGCGCCACCATTACGTCTTCTTTTGGCAGTTCATCTCCGTTTATCCGGTACACCACTACATCATTATCCTGCCAGCCCAGCAATTCAATTTGTGAGCATATTTTTGACAGCACTATCCACATTTGTGGGTGCACAATATGCGTTTTATGTATGCCAATAGTTGCCATTTTAATATCCGCTTACGTGATTTGTTCTTCGTGGCACTGCCGCTTCCATTTCAGTGATCAAAGATGAATAAATGCAGCAATTTTTTTTCACCCATTCACCAATTACAGACGTTCTCTGTGTTTGATTCATGGCCTCGTACCACTTTCGATAATACCTGTACTTTTTTATATAATATTCAAATCCCATTTTTTAAAAAAGAAGCCCCTACGCTTCTTCGCCTTCCGGCGTTTCAGTTTCGGGGCCTTGTCTTTCGGTGAATGGGCTTAAAAGCCGGTAAGCTTTTTTTGCCCAATCCTTTTTTTCTTTTTCTGTAGCTCCGGGAACAAAGCCGTTTTCAATCATTGATTTAATGGCTTCGCTTTCCTTCATTACTGAAAAATGTTCTGCATTGATATTTATTCCGTCAATCACCATGGCCTTATGGTTTAGTTACAATAACAGAAATCATTTCATACGGAGTTACTCCTGCCCCGCCCAATGCTGCTGCAGTAGGGCCGTAAATCTGCACCTTATCACCACTTGCAAGAGCTGCCCATGCTGTACTGTCAAGCGTTACCAGGTAAGCATTGTCAGCAGGTGCATCTGCAACAGAAGTAACTGTAATGGCTGCTCCTGTTTGTAGGTTTTTGGCTGTCCATGTTAATGCTGAAATGTCGGGGCCGTATATTGGTTCGAGGTTTGTACCTCCATCTGCAATGGCCAGCAATTTTACAGCGCCGCCTGTTTTGCTTAACTCGGATAAAACGACATTTACTAAACCAACTGCTGCAAGAATGCCTGCATTAGTTACTACATAATGGCTTTTATCCCTATATTCAGTAATGCTTCCAAGTGTGACCCTGAAACTATACTGATTAACTGCATCACTTACAATAAACTTGCTTGTATCAGCATAGGCCTGCAGCACACTGAAACCTCCGAATACACCGGATGATACTTCCGTACCATACACGGCGTATTGCTGATCTACAAAAAAGACATCAAGGGTTGCACCCATCATGGCTACAATCCTTTTGTGCCTTGCTTCTGTTCCGTTATATCCATAACGGAAAGCAGGAATAGCATCAGATGTGATAATGGTAGCAGTGGTGAGATTACCGATTGAACCAGTTGCGGGATCGCCGGTATTGTCCTCAAAATTCAGAAGGTCCCATAAAGGATAAACCCTATTGCCACGTGCTGCCGTGGTTTTTGTTTTTACTGCTGCAATGAATGCAGCAACGGAAGCAGTTTCGGGACCAGAAAAGGTGACCCCTTTATCGGCAAAGATCACTCCCTTCATTTTTTTCTTTGCCATATCACAAGGCGGTACTCCAACGTTGAAGATGGAGTCGGGGCTCTCGCAATTGGCCAGGCTTAAAATATCCGCCAGGTATGCAGAAGAAAGAAAGTTCGGACCAGTAATGCGTCTCGAAATCTTTTCAGCAAATCTGGAAGTTTGCAAATATTTACTTTTCATTTTAAAATGATTTAAAAGGTGTACAATTTTGATTATTGTTTATTCGTAATTTCAACGAACCGATCTTGAGACAATCGACTGCATCATTTAAAACAGATTGCTGCGCTTCTCCCCAGTAATATCCTTTAGTGATGCTGTGCTGCATATCCGCCTGGCTTATTTTATCAAATACAGGGCTGTTTACAATTTCCTGCAACAGCTGCCTGTAGATTGGAAAAATAACCGGCTTGTAATTGTTATCCATTCTTTCTGTAGCCTTCCACTCTTTGTTGGTAGTATTTATGATAAACAGATCTACATCAGCAATACCATAAATATTTTTTTGTCCACGAATGATCGAATAAGGCTCAGCCAGCCATACCAAAGGAAATTTTTTGTCAAATTTTGAAGGATCCGCCTCGTATTGTTTTAGTGTTTCATTCAGCTCCATTACATACCCAAACTGATAATTGAGCACAGCGATTGACAGAGCCGTTTTAACAGCAGTCACCACCGTTGCCATTTCATCAGTTAATATGTACTCCGGATTGTTCATCAGATGCTGAATGTGTTTTGTTTACGAAGAAGATTCCGGGGTATGCGACTATAATGGGTCTGGAATTCCGGATAATCAGATTTTTTAGTCAATAGAAATTCTATCAACTCATTAATCCAGTTAACCATTTGGTTCCAGGCTCTTACCATTTTTACCGCTGACGGTGCGTTGATTGCATTCTGATTACTGGCCACCTTTTCACCGGTGCCCGTTGTAACAGAAATTTCATTTTGCATCCAATGCCAGTACACGTAATTGGCAACAAGGCTTTTTTTAGCAGTGCCGTCTGTAAACTTCAAACCCTTCCATTTGGTCAATATGCCGCTGCGGTTTGTGTATTCTTTCCCGTCACGTATATCTGTCCATTTGGGATCAGGTGTAGGAAGTACAGCGATACCCGTTTTGTAAGCCTTGTATAACTCATATCCAAACAAGCCGGTCAGCAGCCTTTCTTCATGTTCGTCAATAAATATAGAAAGGCTGCCGCCGACACTGCTATCGGATTTCTGAGCTACGTTTAACTCTCCAAAAAAATATGATGCGTCAATTGTGGCCATTGAAATTTATTAGTACCAGAGAAAATAGGTTTTCATACTTGCCGACATGGTACCTGCGCCGGTATAGTTGACTCTGAAATAAGCCCATCGGATAACAGTATTAAAACTGTAGTTATTCGATGCATCGGTAGGCGTTGCCGCATTACCGATAGTTACCCACTCAGTGCCATCCATACTACCCTGTAGTGCCAATGTGCCACCAACTGTGCCTGATATTTTTTTTACAATCACCTTGCAGGTAAACCCGGTGCTCCAGTTCCTGGTAAGTCCATCAGCGGGAGTGGTAACATGTGTTTCAGTATTATCCACTGTATCAATAGTATTACCAAAGGCTGTAGTGGTTGCCAGCTTGGGTACAGGGTTGGTAGTGCCCGGCTGTGCCAGGGCAATAGCAGGAGCGATGAACACTGCTGCCGCTACCAGTATTAATTTCAAAAACTTTTTCATTGCTATGAATGTTTTTTGATTGATTGAATGTTATTTCTTACTTGCCTTTTTTCTTTTTCTTTTCTTCACCAGCAGGCTGTTCGCCGGTAGTTGATTCCTCAATGCTTTCAACCGGCGCCGATGTTTCTTCACCAGCAGGCTGTTCGCCGGGGTCAACTACCTTTCCTAATCCGCGGGAGGCAAACAGTTCGGCAGATTCTTTTGAAATAATAACCGGGCCTTCCGGCATCAACCGTTGACCGGCGTAGCCTTCAGGATATTTTACTTCAAAAACAACATCATTGGGGTTTACATACTGTATTCCCTTGTTTGTTGGTAACTGCTGTACTGTTACTGAGGCGGTATTGTGCGTTAAGTCCATAACTCTGATTTAAAGATTAATGAATAGTATTAAGGTGTAGTGATTGCTGCTTTCACTGTTGCGAAAGTTGTACCCTTCACAATAGCTGGTGTACGTAATGTGCTGATATAATCAAAGTAGAATTGTTCCAACACTGTGCTAAACCTGTTTTCAGCAAAGTCAGTACCGTTATACCCTACTTTCACAATCAGACCACCACGCAACAGGATATTATATTGTTTGAAATCGCCAACTAATACATCATCTGCACCCATTGCCGGGTTACCGATCAGTGCAAGACTGCTGAGTACACCAGGCGTATCAATCCACGCTAACTGCGATGTTTGCTGTGTACCAATATTGTACTTTTTAAAAGTGCTCATGATGGCTGCATTTGCATTGGCGCCGAAGGTTGCACTATCCACCTGTGCGGCCATAGCTGCAAGCGCCACCCAATCATTCACTGCATTGGCGGCTCTTGTACCAAAACTTGCTGAAGTATTGTACGCCGTACCGGCAGTGATAATATTTGCAAGTATCGCAGTGTTGATCCTGTTTACCAGGTCTATCTTACCCTTGTTTAAAATATCGCCTTGTAATCTTTCAAAGTCTATTTGAAACTCCTGTGTAAATCCTAACAGGGTAGCTTCTTTTTTGTACTCTGCACTTTTCAAAGTGTAAGCATACTGACTTAGTGGTTTGCTTCCGCCTTCTGCAACGTTTGCTGATGCACCTTGCTTTGCCTGCTCTTCGTACCACAATGCAAATGGCATATCAAAGCCTACGTTTTGCAGATTGCAAAGATCAAATACCCATGGAGTATTTCTATATTGGCTTTGAATAGAAGCATCACCGCCCATGCGTAGGATAGTAGCTGCATTGATAGACTGTGCTATTGATGATGCACCGCCATCTATACCGCCAATGGTGGCATGAACAGCCGGAGCTTTTACGGTAGGATCAAATGGACGAGCAACAAATTCACCTTTATGATTCTGGTTGATCATAAAGTATTTCACACCGCTCCCGGCCAGAAATACTCTTTTCAACTCATCTTCATTTTCTTTCAATACCTCTGCAATGGATTTGTTACCGGATTCCACGCCGTTCATCTTCAATTTAAGTTCGGTTAGTGTGGTTCCCTGTTTCTTTGCCATTTCCTGCAGGTCTTCCAGTTTTTCTTTCAGGGTTTTTGATGCATCGCCTTTTACTTCCATCTTAATGCCTGCGACCAAGCCGGCTAATTCTTCTCTTGAAATTTTGCCGGTGTTTACATCGCTTTTCATTTGCTCGGCCAATTTCTTGCAGGCCAATATTACTTTTTGTTCTGTTTCGCTGAAGCCTGATTTTTCTACTTCGGTAAGTGATATTACCGGAATAGTTGCCAAAACAGCGCCTGTTACTTCATCTCCTTTGCCAATAAGAAATAACATAACTGTTACGAATAACCCAAGGCCAATAGCCAGGTATTTATTCATTCTGATTCGTTTCATCGTTTTTAAAATTTTAATTGAATAAATTAAGTTTTGAAACCTTATCCCAATCCACTTCTGTCTTTTCCTCCTTACCATGAGTGGCTGCTGCCGGCTCATTTGATTCAGTGGCTGCTGCCGGCTGAACAGATTTAAAACCGATGGTTGGGGTTATGATGTTGCTGCCTTTTACAACAGCAGATCCTTCTACTATTTTTGCCTCCGTCACCGCCCAGAAAAATCCTTGTGCTTCTGCATCTGCAAGGTTTACCACTTGTGGCGCATAGGTTACCCAGTTGGCATATTCTTCTTTGTAGTATTCATCTTCTGATTCGTTCACACATAATTTTATAGTTACGTACCGCATACCTACACTGTGATTTTTTACAAATCCTTTACGGTATTGCTCTTCCATATATACATTGCGGCCTTTCAATGGTGAGACAAATATTAAAGCTTCGGTTACACCCGGTATGTCATAGCCAAGCTCTTTCCAGGTCATTTTTTCGGTATATCCTTTTGATTCATCAGAAATGACATAGCCAAAACTCATGTTGTGTTCCTGCAGGTGTAATTGGGTAGCGTTATCTTTTAAAGATTTTTTCCAAAGGCCAGGCATGTGTACATCGCCATGGCTGTCCATCAAGTTGGTTGTGTTAATAACGCAAAGAACAATATCGGGTCCACCTGGAGCTGCTGTATTTTCTGCCGACACTTTGTTTAGCTTACTATCCTTGTCTACAAAAAACTTATCACCAAGTTCGCATTGCACGGCAATTGCATCAGCGTGTTTGATTGCTGATTTCTTTTCCTGTATCAGCAATGCTTTGTTCTCAACCAAAAACTTTAAAAAGTCTTTGCCTTTCAAATCTGCTGGTACGGTTACGCCGCCGATTTTAATTGTTGGCTTACTCATTTTTTAACGATTTGATTGTTTTTAATAATCTTCTCTTTGGCTGCTTTAATTGCTTCCAGTTCTTCTTTGGTTGGCTTTTTTACTTGTTTATCGTTGTTCATAAAAATCAATTTGTGACATACAATGATTTTTTTTCAATTGATTTAATAATTGCGGGATCAACTACCCGCTTTTTCTTTTTCATCACCCTCTTGCGACCCTCTGTCATCTTCGCATTGTTTTTATTCCTGCCACTTTTTGCTCCGGCCTTCAGTATCCGTTTTTGCAGTGGCTCATATATACCCGATGCTGCATTGAATACCACCATATTCTTTCGGCCGGTTTTTGTTTTGTCATCATCCGCATCTTCAATTGCCTCCCGGAGCGATCGTACCCTCAGCTTTGCCCGCAACCTTATCAGCCATTTCAGTATCGGCGCCCTGAACACACGAATGAGTAAGATGATGGTGCCGATGGTTAATATGATTGGGATGTACTTCATTCTGTTTCTTCTGGTGTTGGTTGTTGTTGCCCGTTATTCTCTGTACCCATTATAAGTTTTGGTGTATTTGTTTCAAATACCCATCCTTTTTTAAGTAGTTCATAGTAAAACAGACTGCCATCTTCGCCATCCAGTGGATCTTCCCCGTTAGCAACCCTCCATTGGTTTAGTGTGCTTACGTTCATAAAGAACTCTGTTTGATATGCCTCATTCCTTGTCTTACGGGCCTGTGCTTTTTTCTGCTCATCATCCTGCAGTGCAGCGATATGAGAAAAATCTTTCATAATCACCAGGTCGTGTTTATCCAGCTCAAAGAAATTGCCCCACTGCTCACAAAAACTATCTGCCTCTGGTATAGTGGCATCCTGGTACAGCCACTTCTTAGCTTCGCCGATATTATTACCACCCAGGTTGTTTGTTCTGTTGCTGGCAATAAGCGGGTAGGGAAAACCGTAACTATCGCATATCCGCATAATGCTGTCCTCCACTTCTTCAAAAAGCATCAGGTCTCTTGTGGGCACTCCCATCTGGCTCCATTTAATGGATGCTGATGATATAATAAACTTCCACTGTGTACGTGAAAGGCCATATCGGAGAAAATCATTTTGCAATTCCGTTTTATCATCATCTTTCAATGGCACCGGCCCACCTACATCTTTTGAATCTGGTGAAATAATACCCAATGCTCCACGATAATTGATAAGTACATTGCGGCTTTCATAAGCCCCGATGATATTATTGATCGGCATCTCCAATGAACAAACACGGCTTTCCGGAAAAACAGATGATTTGAAAGAAGGAGTAAAATCTTTGATGATATACACATCATTCACCGGTATGTGTGTACGCTGGTCGCCAAAACTGATGATGATACTTTTTATGATGTCGGCATTCGATTTTGCCAGCAGCCAGTTCTTTTTTGTTTCTTCCACATTAATAATGGATGGTGGAATATTCCAAAGTCTTTCTGCGTCTATATTGGAAAATCCAACCGGCTTAAAAGGAACCACCAAACACCAACCAAACAGCATAGTGTAGATGTACTGTTGCGCTTCAAATTCTTTCTGACTCTGGATCGGGTTTGGCTTTGATAAAAGGGATCTGAGTTTCCGGGCAACTTCATTGGTTGATTCCTTATCCTTTCGCTTCCCCTTTTTATCAAGAATAAAAGTTTTGCCATTTATGAATGACTGCGCTTTTTTATTAATGATAGCCGTAAGCGGCGGGCATTTTTCATACGCTTTCAAAGAGCTGCTATGTCCTGTATAGCTGAACTTGTAATCAATACCACCGGGCTGGTTGAGCGACCAAAACTCATTGCCTCTTGTTCCCAAGTCGGCGCCAATAAGCCGAGGTGCGGTTACAGTCATTCCTTTTCTTACCACTGATAGTGTACTCATTCAGCTTTTTTATCTTTTACTCTCTTGCTCCAATATTTTTTTACACTCATCGCCCATGCTTTTACAAGCAGAAAAAAAACCATGGCTACCGATAACATAGAAAGCAATACCTGCAACGCTTTATCACCATTGGTATATTCTTCTCCTTCGGCCTCATGCTCTACTTTCAGCATCCAGTAACAGGTTATAAATCCTAACAGCCATACGATTGCAATGATGTATTGTATATCCATATAAAAGAAAAGAGGGCCAGCACCGCTTGTTGCGATACTGGCCCTCCTGGTTATTTCGGGGCTCGATGTTTTTTGAAATCTCTAAGTATTGGCGGTCTGGCCGCTCTCACTTATATTTTCGAAATCTGCTGCACTGTCACATCAAAAGAACTGAAAGAACGAACCGCATTTACCTGTTCTGTCTGAAAAGTATTTACTTTGCCACACTTGCACTTTATCTCCACTTTCCCGTTTTTTAAACTGGCTTTTGCCAGCAGCGCATTACAGTCACTGCACCTTTTTTCTATTAGCTTTTCATTGATTTTCTGGTTCTCTGCCATTTTTTCTGTCGTAAAAGTATAATTATTTTAATAATATTTTAATTTTTTTAATTAACTTATCCACAGGTGGCTATTTGCGGTGATAAGTTTAGAAAAGCCTTCCTTTAGCCGTAATTACATTCCTGATCCAGTCCATGTGATGATTATTTTTATCCTCTGGTGTGTTGGTTGGATTCTTGTCTTTGTCCAGCGCCCATTTATAGCCCCTGTACTCATTCCAGATATTGATCGAATCTTCTACTACAAATACTTCCATATCCTTTACCGCCTTAATTCCAAAGTCGATACTCCCTGGCCCGCCAATGGATGCCAGGATATAAAATCCTTTCACCAATTGTGGGTAAAGCTGAAGCTCTGTTTCTGAAAGAGAATTTTTATCCCATCCGTTTCTGAGCTTATTAATGCTGATCGGGTCTTCTTTATCCGCAATTATCAAATTGCTGCCAGTAATGCCAAGCTTGCAATAAAGCATGCCAATCTCTTTATCGGTAAGCGGTTTATAATTAAACTCTCTGATATAGGCCTTGTTCTTTACGATCTTCATAGAACCATTAGCAGCAGGGTCCACTGTTCCAAAGTCCTGACCAAAGATTTCCCTGGCATCTACATCTATAAACTGCTGCATAGTAATTGGCATCCAACCTGCGTATACTCTGCCACGCTGCCCCTCACTAATAAGACCACAGATTATAGTGTGAAAATATTCTGGGTTACTTTTTTCGTATGAGCGCCACTTCTCAACCTTTGTACTATCTAAGTTTGTAATGTTGTTAAGAAATGTTCCGAATATGGAAAGAATGCCACTGGTCTCTTTCGGCTTTGCCTGCCAGTATCCTTCTATACCGGCTTCAGTTAGGTTATAATTATTCCATATCCAGTGATTACGGCCAGGTGGATTGAATACCCTGATCACCATTGGCCTTTCTTCTCCTTTCACTGTCCGCAAAGAATCGTCCAGCTGATTGAATTCTTCTTCGGTCAACTCGTCGCACTCCTCCACTATAACAAGATTATACCCGGCCAGTGATTTCAACTTGGCCGTTCTGCCACCTTCAGCTTTTACGCCAAAGCAGTTGACTGTATTTCCAGTAAATGTGCAGGTGGCTTGCATGGCATTATCTGCAATATGAATGTCTTCAGGAGGAATACTACATTCTTCAATGCGGTCCTTAAAATCTTTCCACAGAGAATGACGAACATCGTTAAGTATCTTTCTTACAAATGCAATCCGGCAATAGTCCGGCCTGGTAAGCCTGTACAGTGCATAGAGTGTTGCTTCGTGGCTACCGCCCCGTCCACGGCCACCCCAAAGATCATTTACAGTAGATGGATGTTCGTATAACGGCAGGTAATCTTCTTTGGGCGATATATCAATAACGATGTCTCGGGTCATGTTAAAAAGTCAAGAGGTATCTATTTCTTTCGACTGGTTTAATACAATAGGCAATCTTTCTTTGGCTTTTATTTTGAATTCTTTCTTCAATGAATTTACTATCGCCCTTAATTCCTTTTTTGATATTCGATTATGTTTAATATGGTTCATTTGTCACATTTTTTTACCAATAGTGTATGAGTTACTTTATTAACCCTCATCTCAATGGGCTTGCCATCGGCGCCGCTGTGTTCAAGTTTCTCTTTTGGTTTGCCAAACGCACGGTCCATTACTGCATTATAAGCCTGTGTATCTGCCTTCTGAATTGCTTTTTCGGCCTGGCGAAAATGCAGAAGCATTTCTACTGTTAAGTTTTTTTGTGGAACTCCGAAATATTCAGAGGCTTTTTGTTTTATTTCTGATCCCTTCATTCCTTTAAACGATAACTCAAGCACCGCCCTCACCAGCTCATACCCTCTTTTTTTCTTCGCCCATCCTGCTTTTTTTGCTTCTGGTGTTGGTTGATATTTTTTTGAAAATGGCTTTGGGGCATCTGGCAATATATTACCGCCCCTGCCCGGCTTCTTCGCAGGTTTATCGCTTGTTTTTAATATCTTCTTACTTTTCGGCATTGGTATTGTCCAGATACTTTTGAATCTCTTTATCGTTAAGCTGCCGCCCGTTTCTCTTTATCGTTAAGCTGCCGCCCGTTTCTCGGCGATATTTTATATAGCGGGCAACTATCACATCGCAGTAATTGGGCGCTAATTCTTGCCCGTAACAAACCCTGTTAAGCTGATCGGCGGCGATGATAGTTGTGCCACTCCCAAGGAAGGGATCATAACACTGCTGGCCTTCATTTGTATTGTTGCGGATAGGGCGTGCCATGCATTCCAGTGGCTTTTGAGTGCTGTGGCCAATACCAGAATTTTCCCTGGATTTAATATTCCAAAGGGTTGTCTGGCTCCTCCCCCCAGTCCAGTTGTGAGTTCTTTTGCTCTTTATGACATACCAGCAGGGTTCGTGTTGCCAGTGGTAATCGCCCCTGGATAAGGCCAGTCGGTCCTTTGCCCAAATAATCTGGCACACAACGCTAAAATTGGCCGATTCCAGGCTGAGTTGTACTTCGCTGGCATATCTACCGGCATGCCAGACGTAGCCAACCGTTCCGGGAAACAACGCCCATGCCGGCGCCCAGTCTACCCTATCATCATTCTTGACTTTCCCCATTTTCCCGTCATTCTTATTTACACCAGCTTTTTTGCGCCACTCTGGATCGTAGTTAACCCCATACGGAGGGTCCGTAACCATTAAAATTGGCTTGCATCCATTCAGTGTTTTCTTCACTACTTCCGAATCGCAGCTATCCCCGCATTGCACCCGGTGATCATTCAGTTCATATAAATCACCCAGCTTTGTAATCGGTTTCTTTGGCGCCATACCATCAAAACTATCTTCCACTGCTTCAATCTTTTTGCCCCGGTCAATCTGCCATTCCTCAAAAAATTCATCTGTAAAAGTTTCTTCAAGTATTTGTATATCGCTTTCTCCGGCTTTTGCAATATCAAAGACAGCATTCATTTCTTTGTATTCTTTTTCTGTAAGCAGGCGGCTTGGCACAAATACTTTTACTTTATCGGTTCCATTTATTTCAAGGCGGCTATGGTCATCAATCAGGCTCATGTCCTTGTTTACTATTCCATCAAATACTTTTCCGAATTTGCTTAATGATTTTTTCAGGCGTTCAAATCCTTTATCGTCCCTCTTTTTTGGGTTGTTTGGGTTTGGCTTTAGGTCGCTTGCCTTCATTTCAACCAGGCTCCATGTAATTGGCTTTTTCATTTTGTACTATTCGATAAAATTACTAAATCTTTTCATTTAAAGTATTTAAAACTGTTGTGTAGTCTAATGCAGTAATACGAACAACCCGCTATCTAAGCACAAAAAAAGTAGTTTTCAAAAAAAAAAACGACCTTATTAGCTTCCCAAATTTCAACAATCTCCGTGCTGGTAATATTAATGTATAGCCCGAAAAACAGGCTATTTAAAAGCAAATAACAACTCCGGAAAAATTCTTTATTGTAAATCAATGAGTTGTGATTTGATTGCAAAAAATAGTTACTTAAATATTTGGAAAGTGTTGTGATTTGATTGTATATTTACATAAGCAATAACGCTACAACTTTTAAAACTTAGCAAAATGACAACTACAAATTCAAAATTTTGCTTCTATAACAAAGGGTTAAAAAAACAAAACGTAGCAAAGAACATTAACACTTTTGCAAACCTTTATCAATTTGACGGTAATTCAGATGCACCATTAAATCCGCTTAATGAGTCACAACTTGAAGAAATTTACAGCCTATTAAAAGATTGTATTTGTGCTGCAGATTTGTTTGCTTTTCCCGGTGAGCAAAAAGCATTAATTAATCACATTTTGGAATGTCTAAATGAAGATTTAAAAGATTATTTGCCCATAATAAAAAAAGCTGCATTAAGCACCAATAATATTTGGTGGGAAAAAATGAAAAAGGTCTTAACACAAGCATACAACGAATATTAATGTTCCTTCCTGTTCTGCTAAGTCAGGCAGGCGGAGGCGATAACCGTATAACACCTCTTTTTATTCAAAAAACACACTATTTAATGATAGAAAAAATTCGTGAAGCAATAGAAAAACACAAAAGTCTCTTGTCAGATCAGGAGGCTTACTCCTTTGTGCCAACAGCATATCCCCCATTTATTTTTTCAACAAACATAAAATTTTTGAATGCTATATTGATAGAATTTCCAGGAAGCTATATTACAGAATACGATAACGGGCCCGGATGGTTTTTAAATCTCGTGATAAATAAAGGCCCCGAATAGAAATTCAGAGCCGTTTGCCATAAGATTTTTGTCTTATGAGATTTCATGTTAAATATAGTAAAAAATAAAGACAATGAAAAAAAATAAAAGAGGCCGTCCGGTAATCGCCTGGTCAAAAGAAAAAATCGCATTCCTTAAAAAATTATACCCTGGTAAAAATAATAAAGATGTTGCCGCCGAAATGGGCATCACAATATCTGCGTTGCGAAATGCCGCTGTAAAATTCAAAGTAAAAAAAAGTAACCGGTACTGGGATAAGGCCAAAGAAAATTTTGTTGTTGACAACTGGCAAATATTATCAGTAAGTGAAATTGCAGATCAATTGGAAAAAAAGTTTAATATCTATAAAACAAAATGGGCTATAATTAACAAGTATAGAGAATTAAAAGGGCTGCGTTAAACAACCTTTCTGCGAAAAATCAATTTTTATGTTCATGTCTCTTTAATTATAATATCGAATAGAGCAAACATCAACTTTTTCTTAATCCCATAAACAGGAGTTTTAAATCCTTTCACGTCTTCCACCACTAACATTCCCTGCTCATAATAAACAAAGTCGGCTTCATAATCAGCAATCTTACAACCATTCACAATCAGCGGGTACATCAAATGCACTTTTAAACCATGAATCACTTTTGCATCCTCCAAAATTTTCAATTGCCTGTACCGGTTCATTTCTTTTTTGCTATCAAACTTGTGTCCGTAGATTTCATTGTGCCTTTCATTACCATACTTATTTACCTTTGTCTTTAGTTGCCGGCGCCAATTGTGGCAATTGTCCACATGAATCTGCTCCCAGCCTTTAAATCTTTTACTCATTCTTTAAACTGCTTACGTACTTATTTGTTTTAGTTTCCATTATGTTATAATGTAATTGCATTCACAGATTATCAACAATAAATTTTACACCAAACAAATCAATATTCTGTCTGAATTTTTTTGCGCCGTTATAACTCATGTTGTTTTTCTTTGCATATTCTGATCTTGTTTTAATATTAAGATAGCCGCCAATATGTTCAATAATTTGCACCATGTCCTTATTATTAAGCTGTCCTGCTTGTATCCTTTGGCTTAGGTGTTCGCATATCTTATTGACTAACATATTTGTTCATTTTTTTGAATAGCGTAAATAAATGAGTTATGGGCAAGTGTTACCACTCTGCTCCGTTGGACAGTTTCTACTACTGAAATACTCTAATAAAGAACATTCAGCAAACGACTTTCTTTTATTACTTCTGCTTGTTGGGGCATATTCCTGTTTGACTGCATCAATGTACATCGTAAAGCAAAAATCATCACCCATATAAAACTTATCCCACCCTTCATAGGTAAATAGCCTTTTTACTTTCAGTTGTTCTATTGCAAGGTTATCAAATGAAAGTGTACATTTGCCAATAAAAGAAGGTAGTTTTTTATACCATCTTTTCAATTCTGCATCAACTTCTTTACTATGGTATTTTACGCCAAATCCAAACAGCTTGTAGCCAAGAATAAGCACTTTACATTTACCTAATTGAATAAGTTTTTCAACTACTTCAACTTTGTTCACTCCTGCAATTATGTGATAAACGATGTTATCCGTAATTTCTAAAAGTGGCTTAATATAATTAAAGTTGTTGCTTGTAATTGAAATACCTATACCTTTTATCAGTTCATCTTTTATCAGGTAAGTAATCATATCTTGAAAGGTTTTTAAATGCCCTTGATT